ATCTACCTCATCAGCATACATGGCGGTCATACGGCGCGGGCTGACCGGCCGGATCACCGGCGTGTTAGCATCCAAGCCGTCCTCGTCATCGGAAGCCATGCTGCCGGGTAGCACGACAACATAGGACGTACCGTACTTGGTGACGGCTCTATGGACGCCGTGCTGACGGGATATCATGCGGTTGGCCCGGAATGCACTCCATGACGGCTCAGTGTCCTGGCTGGAGGCCGTCTCTACGGTTGTCGTGCCGGAAGACTTGTACCCGTCAACATGGAGGTTCTCAGATATGACAGAGACAATGAGCGGCAGGAAGTTGCGCCTGGACTTTCTCATGATCCAGCGGTACTCGGCGTTCACTCCGCGCGGAGCATACGGCGGATCGTGCTTCCCGCGCATGTATCTGCTGATCCGGTCGAGCCGCGTCTGCTCCAGAACGCGGATGCGCATGATCTGCCCGGCCACCTGAGGGGCGTCGTCTATGCCGATTATCATGACATCGCCTCTGCATGCTTGTCACGGATATGTTCCCACCAAGCCCGGAATGCATCCACGGCCGCATCACCATGAGCATGCCATCCGCATTCGCAGCGCGCTACCGGGTCCGCGTCGTCGAAGTAGAACCGGACTGAGACACCTGGCTCGTCACTCGTCATCGTGACTCCCTACATGCATTGAAAGCTTATCCTCAAGCACGAGTGCTAGGCATATAGGGCATTCGATGAGCACAACATCGCCAAATTCGAGGGAGCGGAACTTCACGTTGACAAGTATAGGCTCTAGGGCGCTCACGAGAAACTCCAGACTTTCCGGGTCATGCCCGCCTGCTGAGCTTCCTTGCGCTCGCGGTAGGTCTTGCTGGATAGGACGAGCCTCCGCGCGTTACGGGCGATGACCATGGCGACAGCGGCGTCAATCTTGCGCTCGCTCTTGGGCGCTTCCTTGGCGATGCTGATTCCCCAGCGGTTCGGCCGTCGCCGCGCGTTGACGACGTGGCGCCCGAGATAACTGTCACCGTCGTGCCGGAAGACCGGGACCTTGCTCTCTATCTCGCCAAGCACCATCTCACACGCCATGGTGAACTCAGCAGTATGCGAGCGCATGTCCCAGGCGACCGGCTGCGGGTCACGGCCGCCCGGTACTGACCAGACGTCTAGGCTGTCCTCGAACAGAGCGCGCCACGATACCTTGGTGGACTCTTCCCACTCGTTCACGTCGGCAAAGAAGGCGCATACGTGCCAGCGGTCCTTGGCCGCCTGTACCGCCGCGTCTACCTCCAGGACAGGGATCGGGTTACGGCCGTTGTCCGTCTCCCAGATACCAAGGCTGAAGGTAAAGCCGGTCTCAATGTGACAGCCGATCAGGGCGGTAGCGTCATTAACCCGCGAGCCGTCAAACCCCATGGCGATATCGGAGCCGTCCTCGATGTAGAACGCCGGGTCGGCGAGCCGGGCCCAGGATTGCTGGGTGGTCCAGGAATCCTCTGCTGCCTCGGGCCAGTTCAGGTAGAACCGCTTGCTCACGTCGAGCGGGGTACGCGGGCTCAGTATGCGCTCAACTATGTCCTCGCGGTCGACCCAGTATGCATCCCCGTACGCCTCATCTACCGCGCGGAGCAAACTGGCGTCGTCGTCAAAGTCTGTATCCGGCGGGGCCTGTCGCGAGTCATACAGGATCTTGCCCTTGCCCCGTAGCCGGCCTTCCTCCTGAGCGCACCACGCCTCAAAGGTGGATTCGGCTACGCTTTCCTGACCGGGCTCCCAGGCATTGCTGGTCTCGATCATCCTGCTGCCGGACTTGCCGACGTTGCGGTCGAGGACCTCCGAGAGCGCGATCCCGCCGTTATTGTGCAGGAAGCTCTCAGTCTGGTCCAGGATGGCGAATGTGACGAGCGCGCCCTCTTCAGTGACCGGGCTGGAGGTAATCACCATGAGCTGACCGCCGCCCGGAGTGTGGAAGACCGTCTTGCCAGTCTCTACGGCATAGTCCTGACGTATTCTGCTCTTGGGCGGCAGGAGCGCCCGGACCATGCGCATGGTGTTGACGTTAGCCTGGTCATGCGACGTAGCGGCAATCTGGACGAGCGGCATGCCGACCTTCCGGCCGACACACCCGCCGAGCACTCTCGGGTCGAAGTCCTTGAGCCTGACCGGCGCTAGCAGCTCGATCAGGCTCATGACAGCGGCGAATGGTGACTTGCCCGCGCCTTTGGGGTAGCGGCGCACTCCGTGGTAGTACAGCCAGCGCCCGTTCGCGTCCAGGGAGTACCACCACAGGATGAACCGGACCTGGCTCTCGATGAACTCCCACCGCTGGCCTACGTAGTCGCCGTCAGGCTGGCGAAGATACTTGCTGGCCCAGTGGATAGCCTCCCAGCCCAGTGTTAGCTCCGGCACGCCGTCTGGTATGGTAACCATCCGGTCGCGCGGAGCTAGCAGAGGCTGCCCAGGCCGTGTACCGGGCAGAGCCTGCGTCATGCCTTCTTGTTGTCCTTGGTTCTGCTAAGCTGGTCGCGGAGCAGGTAGCCCTCCAGCTCCCGGATCTTGTCCCGCGCTTCGGCCTTGGCGATATCCCGGCCAATCTGCTGGTCGAAGTTCTCCGGGCTCGCGGCGGCCGAGCTGCCGATGACAACGAAGCCGTTGACGAGGGTCAGGGCACAGACCGTCATAGTGGTGCCGGGGAACACATAGTACTGCTCCCGCACGATCCGGCCGTCGATGTCTAGCGGTGTGACTCGCGGCGCGGTCTTGCCCTTGCCGGTGATGGCCTGCTCTATAGCAGACTCGTCCATGGCGATCACGGATAGCTGGTGATGTTGGAGGAGATGCCGAGCCCGCCGGTGCCCAGGGAGATGACGTTCGGACGGGCGTAGCGCTGCCGGTGGTCAGACCTGGCAAAGGCCCAGCCGTCGCCAGTGACGCGTGCCACCTCGGTGAAGGTGGAGTTGTCCGGGCTGGTCTCCAGCGCCACGACGGAGTCCGGGGCGTTGCTGACTACCCGGATGTTGAAGTTGCGGAAAGTGACACCGGCCCCGGCGTCCATCCGGCCGGCTCCGATACCGGCTGCTGCGTGCGCGCCGTTCAGGTAGTTGGTCATGTTTCCTCCTGGTCCTAATCATCTACAGCGTGGAGCCTGCCTTGCCACCCGGTGATGGCCTCGTCGGCTGCGTCCTCATCCTCATCGTCTGGTTCTACGTTGGCTAGCTCGATACGCGACTTCTTGCGGTCGACTACCGTAACGGCTAGCCGCTCTGACAGCTTGACGAACTGAGCGAAGATGCTGGCGCTATACGTGATGAGGAAAACGTTGTACGCCTCAGCCGCTGCAACGGCTGTCGCCCAGTCCGACGCCTCGAAGAACTCTGACTGCCCTGACATCGACAGAGAATTGAACCAGCTCCGCGCGGACGGCCTCCACTTGGGGTTGGCCTGCGGAATGGGAATGCCGTCACGCATGGAATGACCCTTGGCGATGGTCAGGAACCTAGGGTCATCCTCGAAGCCGCGTGCGGCTCCCGTCCTGTCTTCTGGCTTCTTCTTTGGGGCTGCCATGAATCACTCCTTACGATGCGAGGGATTCTACCCTAAGAGCGTGGGCGAGGGAAGGCCCGCCTAGCGCGCACGCCCGCGCGGGATACGCGCGCCTAGATGACTCTGTTCTTGATGTGCCCGGCGTGAACGGCCGTGTCTATGTACAGCTGGAACCCGGCTGACTTGGCACGCATACAGAACGTCACATCCTCGCCATACAGGTCCTCGCCCCGCTGCTCGTGCTGGAACCAGCGAAACGGCTTCTGTTTGGGAATGGCCTCGAACACGTCCCTGTGTACTAGTAGGCATCCGGCCCCGGTCGCATCGGCCTCAACCAGATCTCCGGGCTCGAATTTCTCATCGACAAGGAACGTACCTGCACCACCAACCCCGAAGTCTGCAATCTTCTGATATATCTGCGGGAATGGTGGCTCGTCATTGACGTGGATCAGTGCACCGATAAGTGGCTGACTCCGCGCCGCCAGGCGGGTGATGACATTGGCCGGCAGGATGATGTCCGTGTCGACCGACAGGAACCATTCCCTGCCACTAGCCAGGAAGATGTCCACGAGCTGGTTCCTGGCCTTGTCGACGTACGGCTCTGACTGTAGGCCCACAACGTAGGCGTGCGTACGGCTTGCCTCGTCCATGACTGACTGCATGAACCTAGCAAAGACCATATCGCCATGCACATACCCGATCATGACTCCACTTTTGCTCATACTGCGAGTATAGCTGAACGCGAGGCCGATGGCAAACCTGCAGAATGGTGTTTCTGGAATCCGTTGCACCTGCATTCATCTG